CCGATCATGGACCTGTAGGGGTTGTCATTCCCCTCCAGATAACCAACGAGGGCCTCCGCAACGGCTTGCTGCGAGTATTGCACTGCAGCAGGCTCAATTGCGATGACTCTCGGCGTCTTCAGCGTTTTAGGAACTGTTATGACCCTGACGGGTCTCTCAGCTCCGGGTTCGAGGATGTCGACATGCTCGAAGTCGGCGTAGGCCCCCTCTCGGGGAGCTACGTATCCGTTGAGAAACGGAAAAACGGCTTCGAGCCGGGCAGTCCACTCATCCTGCTCGTACTTGTGGTTTCCCACAAGCCGATCGGCGGTGGCACCGGGCCCGTGCTTTGGAACAAGACGTTCGTAGTAGACATCTTCATCTACTCGTTGCAGAACGTCTGCCCAAAGCAGTCGCCCGATCCGTTCGAACTGAGATAAACTCTCAGCCCGAAACTGACGATCGGACTTTCGAACATCCTGCTCACACTCGATGAACTTAGAGATCGCTGACGACTCCTTCTTACGAAGATAGTCACTGTCAACGATACCCTCTCTCACGAGACCGCCGGTAGCGACCTTGGCAAACATCAGAGTAATCTGACGCATTGCCTGGATCGCATCGACGTTGGGTTCATCGAGCAACACACCAGTAGCACGGTCGAACACAAGACCGAGGAAACCGCCTAGAAATAGGGGGAGACCTCCTCCTCGTGGGTGTTTCCACCCACGAAAGAGTTGAGCGTCTACCTTGCCATCGTCTAGACCTTTTTGGAGGTCATCGGCGAAGGCAGGTAAGGTGATCGCCAGAAATGGCATCCCCTCGTGTTCGACACGACTCACGATCGTTTTCCAATCGTGAGTGGTGCTAACGCGACACCAGGTTCCCCTATCAAGGAGAACCTCCCGCAAGAGACACATGAGGCTTTTCATGGCCCCCTCCGATCTATATCGGACGGTGAGCCATCCCGACTCATGCGTCTACCGTGGACCTGCTCCTCTCATTCCTGAGAGGTCAGACCGATCAGCTCTCACCCCCGAGAAGGCGGGTGGTTGCTGCACCGGAAGTAGCAGTGAGATAACCCGTGAGGGCATCCACAATCTGCTTCTGCTCCGTAACCGAGAACCCGACCTTAGGAACATCCACAACAACATAGCAAGACATGTTGAAGGGGGTGTTCTGGGCCGGGTACAGCGGATCCGGAGCAGTCTTCCGGAAATCAAGGCGCGCCACACGACGGTTCCGCTTGCCATAGGCATGCGAAATCGTCAAGGCAGTGTTTCCGTCAGCCGAAGCGTAGACGGAAGCACTGTCACGAACGCTCGTCCGAGGAAGAGAGTTCGCGACCGCATTGATAGTAACGGTCTGAGGGTCGGCAAACGCCACGAGATGACTCCTGCGAGGATCGGGTATCCTCAACCTGCACAGGCTGTGCAGGTTGAGTGTTGCTCGGACCTGGATCACAGCTAGCAATGGTCCCGAGGAAGAGACCAATGAGAGCTGCGATCCCGGCAGCTGCAAGAGACCAGAGGCAACCTAGACCAAAAGTCCTTTCGGACTCATAGTCAACGGTAAATGCCACTGACTCCGGAACGTTCTCGATACGATGACGTCCCGTCACAGCTGCCCCCTCCCGCGGCTAATTCCTAAAGCCGCGAGAATCGCCCACTGGGTATCTGAGAAGGTACCCAGGTCCAGGGCGAATCCGTAGGGGCTTGCCTTGATTCGCTTCTTCACGATAGTAGTGAAGGATTGAGTCAAGGCTGGCGAACCAATCCCAGCAAAGGACTGGCCCGTCAGGGTGTAGGTATCTGTGCACTTCCAAGTGCACATCATATACCCCCACCTCAAGACGAGGTTGTCTCTCGATAGTCTCGACATATTGGTCATAACATCACCAATATTCGAGACCCAATCGACAGCCCAGCTCCACGGTGTAAGCTCCCAGAACAGCTCTGGAGTTAAATCCAGGCCAAACGTCGAACGTAAGTTCGCCGCCGCCCTACGTGTCTTCTCCAAGGCATTATCTCCCTTGGGATAAAGATACGTATAGGCTCCTGAGAACCACATTCTGGACTCAGTAGTCCGAACGCGGACGAGCTTACCCGTGATCGCATCGTAGGCACCAGTTGATCCGGTCCTTAGGGCAGGAGAACCTGGCCAAGGATTCTTCACAACTTCCTCGGCACCTACAGTGCGCTCCAACGGGAACACATACCGGCGTCGTACAAGACGACCCGAATCGCGCTCGAGTTGCGAAATCCGCTTGTCAGCGGTTTCCGCAGCTCGCCAGATATTCTGGACATCTGAGACGAGAGGTAAAGCACCGAACTCGACATTCAGAAATTCATCGGCAGAGCCGGTGAACTTGTGTCGTTTAAGGTGCTTTCCAGGAAGGGTGGGAAGTCCCTCCCTTAGCTCGCCCAGAAACTGCGCTGTATGTGCGACAGGATTTGTTGGAATAGTCCTAGCGATAGCAGTAGCCCCCTTACCTTCCATCTGTCTTTGCAGATCAGATGGAGGAGTGGGCCACATTGTATCACCAGGTCCAACAGACGAGCTGTATGCGAATACAGGCCCGTTGTAGGAGTACGAAAAGAGACCAGTCTGCCTTTGTATACGGCCCTCGAGACGAGTGCCAGTATACTCATGCTTCGTGGTCTCAAATTCGCCTCCTGCATCCTGTTCCATCACGACCGTATAAGTACCACCGAACTTCTTGAGATCAATAGCTCCCTTTCGGATAAGCTTATTGATCTCTCGGTGATTCTTATAACGGGCGTTATCCCGTGACGTTGTCGTCTGTCGTCCAACGATCTGACTAGTGTAACCGTTCGACGTTACCGTCGGCGGTTTACCACTAAAGGTCGCGATTCCCGTAGAAGAGCGAATTGGTTCGAAAACCAAATCGCGCTTACGAGTCTCATACATGGACGACACAGAGGGAGCTCCCTTGCGGATGGTGGAAGATAAGCTGTGTGTGGTTGCAAAGCCACACCATCGCTTATCAGAGACCGCCCCAAAGGTGAAGAACGTCGCAGGTCCCTTCGCTACGCGTCGGGATACCACACGAACTTCACCAGAGGGGTCGGTGGCGCGTTTATGCACCGGCGGGCGTCCT